TTTTATTTCTACTGTGCTTTCTTTCTGTATGCCCACTCTTTCCTGTAATTTTTCATTTATTAATTTGTCTGATTCAAGAGTTTTATTTCTACCTTCGAGCATTTTTATGTCTAGTTCAACTTCTTTTTTCTTTTCCTCAAGATTCTTTTTAGTTCTACCATTTGCATTGATTAATCTTTCATTTATATCCCCTAAAATATCTTTTTGTTTTTCTAAAGCTTTTGCTACTTCCTCTCCAGAGCCTTTGACTATTGCATCATTTAATTCTTTTTGTTCTCTTCTTGTTTTAATTATCTGTGTTGTTAAAGCACCAAGAGCTATAACAAAAGCACCTATTCCAGTGGCAGCTATCGCACCAGATAAACCAAGTACAGCAATTTTTAAAGCTCCTACTTTTATAGTCAAAGCGGCAAGAGCCGCCCCTGCTAATGGAGCAGCGACAGCAATAGCTTTTATACTTGCAGCTATAGCAGTTAACAATAAAGCTGCCCTACCAGCATCAGATTCAATAAATGTTGTTAATTTTGTAATAAATTCAGTTAATAGCTTAGTCGCACCTTCGACTGCTGGCCTTAATTCTTTACCTATGGCTTTTGATAAATCCTCTGTTGCATTACTAAAGTTTTTAAATATTTGAGTAGGATCATTTGCTACTAATTCTTTTAATGAAGCCGCCCCCTCAGTTTCTATAGTTCTTAAAGCCCTTAAAACTACTTCACTTGTCAACTTACCCTCAGCAGCTAATTCTTTAAGTTTTCCGATAGGGACATTTAATTCATCTGCTATAGGCTGCAACAGTGTCGGGATTTGTTCAGAGATACTTCTAAATTCATCACCAGCAAGCCTTCCTGAGCCAAGAGCCTGTGCTAACTGCCTAAATGCGTTTGATGCTTCTATAGT